TCGCGAACGCCGCGGCGACGCCCGAGGCGAGCGCCGTCAGCTTCGCGAGCGCCGGGTCGATCGTCCGCGCCAGCTCCTGCGCCTTGCCCGCGATGCCCGCGACGGCGGCCCCCGCCTTCTCGAGCGGTTTCGAGAGCTGGTCCCGCAGGATCGCGGTGATCGTGACCGGCTGGTCAACCACGCAGGGCCTCCTCTTGCTCCCCCGGGGCCTCCGGTTCGGGCTCGCCGACGCCGCGCAGCTTGCGCACGGTGTCCTGGAGGTTCTTCCCGGCCCCCTTGTCGAAGACGGCCGCGATCGACGCGCTCAGAATCGACGCCGCGTCGGCCATGAGCCGCGCCTTCATCCGCTGGGACTTTCCGATCCAGAGCCAGAGCTCGGGGAGGCTCCAACCGCGATAGGGCCACCCGGGTCGTTCTCGGCCGACGACGTCGGCATACGAGTGGCCGGAAGAGACGAGGAGCTGGAGAGCATCTCCGAGATCGAAAACGGCTGTCCCGTGGCCTTCGAGATCAGCCTCTCCAGCGCCTCCAGCCAAGGGCGCCATTTGCGCTCCTCGAGGAAGCTCTCCTCGACCCACGCCTCGACCACGGCGGCCAAGTGCCAGTGCGGCAGGTCGTCGAGCGTCGCCTCTGGGTGCCCCTCGACCTCGACGACGCAGCACTCGCGAACGAGGCCGGTCAGGTCGGAGAGGATCAGCGGGCCGAGGCGCTCGAGGAGGTTTCCGACGACCACCTTCGACGCTCCCCCCTGGAGCCCGCGCATGTCCGTGTTCGCGAGGACGCCGAGGATCGACGCCACTCGCGTGCTGAACTGCTCGAGGTGCACCAGCCCGGGCGGGTACACGTGCACGACGACGGCGACGCCGCCCTCCTCCAGCTCGATCGTGCGCCCGGGGAAGATCCTCCGGACGACGTTCTCTTCCTTCGCCTTCGCCAACGGTCGATCCCTCGGCCTCGGAACGGGGGGAGGAGCCGCCCGTCCCGAGGCCCGAGAGCGCGGGCGGCCCCGTCAGATCGTCGGGATCAGGCCCGCGTGGGGACCGTTCCCTTGTGGTGCAGCAGCCGGCCCGCGGGCACGGCGGCGGTGAGGTCGCTGAGGACCGAGACCGTCAGGACCATGTCGGCGAAGTCTCCGTCCGCCAGGTTGAAGGCGTTCGGCGAGATCTGGCATCGGAACTCCCGCACCGTCTCCTCCGCGAACTTGGTCCGCGAGAAGAGGAAGAAGCCGTCGCCGGTCGTGTCGCCGAGCGTCTGCGGGTTGATCAGGCGGAGCCCGGAGAGCGCGCCCGTCGAGTAGACGATCGAGACGTTCGCCGCGGCTGCGATCGCGCCGCCCGAGACGATCTTCACGATCCCGCGGTCCTTCGAGTACGGCAGGAAGTCCGCACCCTGGAGGTAGATCGTCCCCGCCGTCGCGTAGGAGAGCTGGCCGGTGATCGCCGTTTCGGCAGTGCTCGCGACCTCGACGGTCGTGATCGTCGTCGCCGAGCGCGCGGCCACCGTGTAGGTGCGCGAGTTGGCGACGTTCGCCAGGCCCAGGCGGTTCAGGATGAACGCCTTGCCGGGCGCGAGGCCGGCGATCGCGGTCGGGTCCGAGCTGACCTCGAAGACGCTGCCCGTACTGGCGACCGTGATGGCGGTCACCGTGAGCGTCGCGATCGTGGCGCCGGTCGAGTAGACCCCGCCGATGGCCGCGAGGCCGTAGACGAAGGCCGCGTTCGCGTCCTTGAGCTTGATCAGCCCGTCCGGCGTCGCCCAGTGCGTCACCGTCACCTCGGCCGCGCTCTGCGAGAACGAGGTCGGCGGGTTCGCCATGAAGGCGAGCGCGAGGTTCTGGAGGCTCAGGTTCGCGCAGGTGACGTCGTAGCTCTCCTTGATCTGCGTGGTGCGCCGATCGGCGAGCGACTTGACCCCGCCGTCGGGGTCATACAGCTCGACCGCGGTCGGGGTGATCGACGGCGTGGCCGTCTTGATGATCCCGAGGTCGACGAGCGGTTGCTCGACGGACGCGATCGGGTCGCGCCGGTAGTAGAAGCGGGTTCCCGCGATCCAGTAGTCCTGGAAGCCTGTGACCATCTCTCGCGCCCCTCCTCAGGGCTGTCCGTCCGTTCCGCTAGCCGCCCGACCAAGGGCTCTTGAACACTTCGGAGCCTATCCTCGTCAGAACGACACCACAACCCGGGCCGTGACGCCCTGGGTCCCCTCGTCCGCGTCGTGCCACTCGGCCGCGTTCGCGCCGTCCGGGAACACTCCGAACGACAGCGGGTATCCGCCGCTCTGCCTCGCCAGCAGCGCGCCTAGCACCTCCACCACGTCGTCCTTGAACTCCTCGAGGAGACCGTCGTCGACGGCCAAGTCCTCGTCGCCGGTCGGCGTGCGCGCCGCGACCTCGAACAGCAGCGTCCCGCGCGTCTCGCCGATCGGCCGTTCGCGCCCTGGCGTGGGGATCAGGTCCTCCTCCGCGAGCGCGATCGTCATCGCGCGCGGGTGCGTCGAGAACGGGAACGCGGCCCAGTTCACGTAGCCGCGCTTGACCCAGTACGCGCCCCCGCGGACCTTCCGCGCCTCCTCGACGAGCGCGGCCATGAGGTCGGCCCGCGCGCCCACCTACTCGCCCCCCAGGTATCGCCCGAGGTGCTGCGCCAGCCGCTGCCCGATCTCCGGCAGCGCGGCCTCCATCCCGTCGCGCAGGTAGTGCTTCGGCGCGATGTCGACGAGCCGGAGCAGCAGGAACGCCACTCGCAGGTCGCCGCGCTGGAGCCCCTTGCCGCCCTTGACGCCTTTTCGGAACGCCCGCGCGAGGCTCTTCTCGGTGACGAGCAGCCCGACGAGCTTCCCGCGGTTCACCCGGAGGAACTTCAGTTTCTCGGGGTAGTCGACCGGCGATGCCTGGCGGCCGACCCCGGCGGCGGTCTTGGCGAGCTCGGTCGGCACGGCGAGCGCGCGAGTGGGGCGCCCGGTGACCGGACTGATGTTTCGTCCCGGTCGAATCGTCGGGATCGTCCCGCCCTTGCCCGTCGTGCCGTACTCCTGCGTGGCCGCGTATCGCAGCGCCGGGCCGTGGAAGATCCCGACCCGCAGCGCAGGAGCGCCCCCGACGCGCAGGCCGACGCCCGTGATCGAGCGGGCCAGGTTGCCGGTCCGTCGCTTCAGCTTCCCGCCCGCGCTCATCGAGCGCGCGACGCGCCCCGCGACGCGCAACGCCTCCTTGGCGAAGAACCGATCGGCCTCCGCGCCGACAGCGTGCGTGCCCCAGCGGAACTTGAGCCGCTCGAGCGTCCGGCGCGAGGCCGGGTCGAGCGTGATCGAGACGAGCGGCTCGGCCATCAAAACTTCCGCGCGCGCGCGCGCGCGAGGCGCTCGAAGTAGGGGTGCAGGTCGGCCGCCTCGAACGTCGTCGAGCCGGCCTCGAACGCCTGGCTCTTGACCGCGATCTTCTCCTGCGCCGTGCGAACCCGGACGAACGCGGCCTGGAGCAGCAGCGCGCGCCGCACGTCGCCCGGCGTGACCGTCTGCGCGGGCGTCGGGGGGGGCGTCGGGATCCGCGCGACGTAGCCGCCGGAGTACGTGACCCGGACGCCGCGCTGGAACGGGCCGACGAGCTTCTCGACCCAGCCGTCCTCGAGCCACCACTCGCCGGCGGCGAGCGCGGTCCACGCCGCGTCCCCGTCCGCGCGCTCCTCGACGGTCGCCACGGCCTCGACCGGGCGGAGCTCGAGCGGGAGCCGGCGGTGCGTCTCGTTCGGGACGCGGAAGTACTGCACGTGGGCTGCGCGCCGGTCCCAGAGGAGCCCGGTCTCGCGCTCCCACAGCGCGACCACCTCGGCCCGGAGGGCGACGAGCTCGTCGTCCTGGTCGGGCGGCAGCTTGATCTGGGCGCGGAGGTCGGCGTCGGTGATCATCTGGCTAGACCTTCGGGGCCACCTCGCGCAGCACCTCGACCTCCAGCCGCTCCAGGACGCGCCAGTCGAGGTCCGAGCCGAACCGGACCCGGAACTCGCCGAGGAAGAGCCCCGGCCGCCACGCGTCCGCCTGGAGCTGCGTGGGCGCGAGCAGCAGCCGCGACCCCGGGACGTCGATCGAGAGCCCTCCGGCCGTCGTGTCGAGCGAGACGACCGAGGCCGCGTCGAGGTCCGACACGGACTCCTTGGCCCGGAACGACGCGCGGTCGGCCCCGGCCAGGCTCTCCGGATTGCCCGCGGCGTCGACGACGCGGACCTCGGAGACGTTGCGTGCCCCGACGACGAGCACCAGGCGCGGCTGCGGCGAGTCCACGGGTCACGCGACCTTCTCGCGCGGGCGGAACTTGAGCGTCACGACCGCGCGCCGAAGGGCGAGCTTCGGGCGCTGACCGTCCTTCGGCGAGCCCTGCGGCTTCGCCGTGGTCTGCCCCTGGTCTCTCGGTCCGTCTGTCATGTGCAAAGTAGGCGGGCCCACCGGTGCCGCCGTGACTCGGCGCCGGCGGGCCCTTCATGGCGCAGGGAGGAAAGCGATCAGGCGTGCAGCTTGCCGAACAGGTCGTCCGTCGCGGCCTGGTCGAGCTCGAACAGGTCGACGATCTCGTACGACGCGCCGACGAGCGTCGCGAACGCGCCCGTGACCGCGAACGAGACGCGGATCGACTTGTAGGTGCCCGCCTTCACGCGGTCGAGCGGGATGCACCCGCGGACGATCCCGTTCTCGAGCTGCTGCGTGTCGTTGATCTTGGTCGACGTGAAGGTCAGGTCGGTCGTGCCGTCCTTCTGCTTCAGCGCCTCCCAGGTCGTGCCGTCGGAGCGCTTGAGGCCTTGGATCGTGCAGACGTTCGTGCCGCCGGCCGCGATCGCGCCGCCGACGAGCGTGAGCACGAGCTGCCGCCCGATCGCCCACGGCTCGACGATCGCCGCCCCGTTGACGGTCGTGTTGGAGATCGACTGCGCGGCCAGGGCGATCCCGGCCTTCGAGTGTTGGTAGAAGCGATTCTCTCGGAGTCCCATCGTCAGGTTCCTCGGTTCGTTTTCTCGTTCGGTTCGGTGGTGGTGGCCCGGGACTCCCGGATCAGGTGATGATCTGCGCGTCGGGCACGAGGACCAGCGTCCGCGGCTGACGGTTGGTGACGTCCCCGAGCAGGCGGAGCTTCATGTTCACGACGTCCGTCGAGAACCCGGCGCCCTTGCCCTCGTCGTCGCTGATCTCGACGCCGGCCCAGCGGCCGAACACGACGTCCGAGAAGTTGCCGAGGAAGACGTCCGTGAAGCGGTCGCCCGTCGGCGAGGTGAGCGTCGTCGGCGCACCGACCGAAAGGCCGGGCAGGCCCTTCTTGATCTGCGTCGACTTGTCGAACGCGCCGATGATGTCGGCGAGCCGCGAGTCGGGGATCATCGGGGCGCCGAGCAGGTAGGGGATGTTCCCGCCGCCGGCCGTGATCTGGCCGGAGAACTGCTCGGCCTTGAGCTGCTTGAGGCGCTTGAAGTAGCGCGGCGCGGACACGATCGCGAAGGACTCGTCGACCACGACGTCGTCCTCCTCGAGCGCGAGGATCGCGTTGTCGATCCCGTCGTACCCGAACTCGCCGCCCTGCCAGTCGGCCTGGTAGTTCGTCGTGTTCGCGAGGTTCGTCGTCGACGGGTCGTACGTCTCGAACTTGCCGCTCTGCGCGCTGAAGAGCTTGATGCCCTTCGTCTTGGCGATCCCGCGCGGAGCGTTGTCGCCGGAGAAGCCGTAGGCGATCGTCCAGTCGAGCTTCTTCGCCGCGGCGCGGACCATGTCCCGGCGCAGCAGGCCCTCGAAGCCGAACCCGCCGAACTTGCGCATCTCCTCGGTGATCCCGACGAAGACGCCGAGCTTGTGGGGGTTCAGCGTGACGGTGCCCGTCTTGACGGTGGACGCGGGGTACGGGTCCTCCTCGCCGATCCACGCGGCAACCAGGCCGCCCTCGAACTTGTGGATCTTGACGTTGCCTCCCATGAGGCCGTCGATCACCGACACGCGCGTCTGCCCCTCGCCCTCGAGCGAGACGAAGACCGAGCGCGTGTAGATCGCGCCGATCACGTCGGGGATCACCTGGTCGGGGATGAACGACCCCGCCGAGACGTCGTCGCCCATCGTGATGTTCGCCTTGGCGAACGTCTCGCGCTGCTTGGCGCTCGCGGCCTGGATGATCTCGAACTCCTGCTCCGCACCGACGTTGCCCCACTTCTTGGAGGCGTCGCCGTACTTGCGGCCGAGCATCGCGCGCAGGATCGAGAAGTCCTTGACGTCCTCGATTCCGCTCACGTAGAGCCCGTTTCTGCTGTTGCGGATCGTGCGCGTGAGGGACTCCTGCCCCGCGTGCAGCTTCTCCATCCGCGTGTGGATGCCCGTGACGTCGAGGTCCTTCAGCGGCCCGACGAGGTCCTCGAGGCCCTTGAGCCGTTCGACCGTCTTGGCGAACGAGCCGGCCGGACCGAGGTGGTCCTCCATCTGCTTGAGCAGCTTGACGACGTTCTCTTCGCGCTGCTTCTCTTCCTGTTCCTTCGTCAGCGTGGGCATCTCTCGCGGCCTCCTTGAGCCGTTTCTTTCCGTGTCGCAGCCGGCCCGACCAAGAGCGGCTGATGAATTCGTTCGCGCGTCAGCCGGAGCCTATCACCTCGGCCTTGATGTCTCTCTCCCGCAGGATCTGCAGGAAGGATTTCGGAACGTCGCGCTCGGTGACCGCGCGCTCGTTGATCGCGTCGAGGACCCCGGCATCCGCCAGCGTCGCGTCGATCGGGCCCGCCTCGACGAGCGTTCGGACGTCGTCGAGCATCGCGGCCAGGCCGACCATGCCGTCGGTGATCGGGTCGAGCTTCGCGGCGATCGCGTCCAGCTTCGCCTCGACGCGCGCTAGGCGGTCGTCGTCCGCGACCTTCTCCTCGGCCGGCGGGACGTATCCGCGCAGCGACCCCTGGTCGAACTCCTCGAACGGAGCCTCGACCTCGCGGTGCGCGCGGAACTTGCTCTTCGGGAACAGCAGTCGGGCCATCGCCACGAGCTCGCGGTCCTCGGCCTTCCATCCCGCGTCGTCCCGGGAGCGTCGGCGGGCGGATCGCTCCAGCTCGCGCGCGACCTCGAGGTCGATCGGCTGGAGCTCGCCGCGGGCCTTCGCGGACGAGAGCAGCGAGTGCGCCCCGGGATTCGCCCCAAGCGTGCAAGGCGAGAACTCGAGCAGGTGGTTCTGCTCCAGGATCACGCCCCAGCGCCCAAGCCCGAGCGTCGCGCGCTCGGCCTCGTCGCGGATGTCGATCACCCGGTCGGAGACGAGGCCGACCGAGCCCGCGCGAAGGAACCCGGCCTTGACCAGCCGGAAGACCTTGTCGGCGAACTCGTATTGATCCTTGGTCGCGAAGAGCCCGAGCATCCAGAGCGCGGGCCCGACGTAGTCGGCGCCGCGGCGCTGCAGGACGTTCCAGTCGATGCCGTTCGCGACGGGCAGGCCGCCCCAGTCGTGCGCGATCGGCCAGACCGGGTTCAGCTCGAACAGGTCGAAGATCCAGCTCTGCCGGACGATGTCGCCCTGCGAGTCGACGCGCTCGTCGGAGCACCAGTACGGAACGACGCGGCCCTCGTAGCCGGCCTCCCACTTGAGCCCGCGGCGCTTCGCCAGGTCGGGATACGTCGCGCTCTCGGGCGACGGAGCGCCGTCGCCGAGCAGGCCGCTCGCGTCGCTCTTGGCCGTCGCCTTGTAGACGCGCGCGTTCGCGTCGGCGTCCCCCTTCGCGACCCATCCGGCGTTCATGTTCTTGCGCGCGGCCGCGCGCTCCCCGTCGCGCTCGACGAGGAGCCGTCCGATCTGCTCGGGGTCCTCGAGCACGACCGCCGACTTGAGGCCGGCGATCAGCGCGTCGAGCGGGCTCGGGACGGGTTCGGTTTTCGTCGGCACCGCGCTGATACCTACTTCACGCGGGCACCGCGACGCAACGGCAGTTGATGATCTCGTCGACGGGCGCCTCGACGTCGCCGGGGTGCCGAAGCCGCCCGTCCGATCGCCCGACGTCCCCGAGGTAGTCGTGGTCGATCGGCAGCGCGCCCTTGCCGCCGAAGACCTGGTGATCGGGGCGGACGATCTCGTCGCCGGCCGTGGTCCACTCCTGGTCCTCGACGCCGTGGGCCCGGAACATCTGGTCGCGGACCCCGTTGAAGAGCCCGGAGACCTCGGTCCGCGCCCACGTGAGCGTCTTGGCCGCGGACTGCGAGACGTCGAAGACGTGCCCGATCCGCGCGCGGAGCTGGGAGATCGTGTCGCCGGCCGAGACGCCCTGGGAGAGCGAGGCTCGCACGCGCCCGAGCAGCGTCTTGGCGCTCTCCGAGACGATCTTCCGCTCGCGCAGGTCGAAGTAGGAGAGGATCGCCGAGTCGTCGATCGAGAAGACCGGGACCCCGAGGTCCTCGACCGTGA